TATCGTCATTTCATCTTTACGACCGCAAAAGGATTACATCACTATACTGACAATGAAAAATTTAGAGGTAAAGTTAAATGTTACGGTTATGATGAAATTCGTTCGTTAGTTGATAACAATATTCATTTTTGGAATTTTATTCGTAAACAAATTGAAGAATTTAAAGAAAGTTTATTATCTTTGTAGTATATAGATAATGATTATGATACCATACACACATCAATTAGAAGTATTAGAAGTATTAAAAAGTAATACTAAAGGTAAAATTATTTTACCTACAGGTACTGGTAAAACATGGATACAAGCTTTGGACTTAGCTAATAGAATCACTGAAAAAAATGAGTTTTCGGTTTATGTTGTTATTGCACCAAGAATTATGTTATCTCATCAGTTACTTAGTGAAAATAAAAAAATTATGTACCCTAGAGGTATTAATGCTCGATACTTATGTGTACACTCTGGTGGTAAATCAGATGATAATAGTGATATGGAAATTTTAAGACTGCAAAATAATATTGAGTATTCCGAAGTTTCATCCACAACATCTGAGAAAGAAATTAAAAATTTTGTTACTAAAGTTCGTAAAGAAAATAAACCATTAATTATTTTCACAACATATAATAGTGTTGAGCGAATTATCGGTGGTTTGGGTTCTATCGAAATAAACACTGTTTATTGTGATGAAGCACATTATTTAGTACGTGAAAACTTTTACCCATTTTTGAAGAAAGTTAAGTGTAAAAATATTTTCTTTTTTACCGCAACAGAAAAACATAGTGACTCTGATGATGGTTTTGGTATGAATAATGAAAACACTTATGGTGATGTCTTATATTATATGTCACCAAGACAAGCAATTGATAATGGTCTTATGTTAAGACCACGAATGCAAATTGTACGAACAATAACTAATGATTATAAATTTGGCGAAGACCTTGACAAAAGTTTCTCAAACGTAGTATTTCAGTCTTTTCGTCAACATGAATTTGCTATTGGAAGTCAAAATGGTAAACTTTTAGTGGTTGTTAGAGGAAGCTCTGACATGGTGAGATTTATTAAATCCAAGGAGTGTTCAAACCTATTAAGGTCTGGTGTTAATATATTTGTAGTATCATCACGAGAAGAAATTGGTAATTGGGTTAATGGTGTACGGAAAAAAAGAGATGAGTTTCTTGAAGAATTGAAAAAGGTCGGCTCTGACCCAACAAAACGAATGATTGTTTTTCATTATGATATTTTAACTGAAGGTATTGATACCGTTTTTACTGGTGTATTACCATTTAAAGGTCTTGGTAAATTAAAATTTGTACAAACTTATGGCCGAGTAGCTAGATTAGACCCTGAAGATAAAAAACGCATATTTTCAGGTGAAATCACATCTGATAATTTAAATGACATGTTTAAACCTTACGGATGGGTAATTATACCCGCACTATTATTCGAAGATGTTGATGATAACCAAAGAATTGAAAACTTTGTTAGAGAAATTCGAGATTACGGATTTGACCCTGTTGTATTGGGGTCGTTAAAGGACCTGACGTACTTAACGAGATTAAGAAAAAAGAACCTCGTGTTGGTGTTTTTATTGAAACTTTACAATCAAAAATTGAAGATGAAAGAATTGCTTCGTTAAGTATTGAAGAACTTGTTGCAGAATTTCTATAATTAGAAAAAAAATAGTATATTTGTTGTATGGAAATTAAAGATTGTGTATACGAGGTACTATTCAATGGGTTGAGTAAAAACGACACTCAAAATGTATTTACACCGCCCAGACTTATACGAAGAATGTTAAGTCGGGTGGATTTTAATAATAATGATAAAGTATTGGTTTGGTATAATATTGAGTTTTTGGTTTATTTGGTTAAAGAGATTGGACTATCACCTAAAAACATTTATATTTATACTAACACACAAGATAAGTTGATTCTTGAAAAACAAGGTTATAATGTTGTTTATCAAGAAAATATTGACTTTGATGAAATTAAGAATGAATTTTTAGATATGAAATTTGATATTGTACTTGGAAATCCACCATTTCAAAAAAATTTAGATAGCGGTCACAAGTCGGTGGATAATCCATGGGCTAAGTTTATTTATTTGTCATCCAATTTAATCAAAGATAACGGTTATGTTGTTATGATTAGTCCGGATGGATGGTGTTCACCTACTTATGATATCCAAAAGGGTAATCTATCTATCTTTAGGGACGTATTTAAGAATAATAATTTGATTTATGTTGCTTTTGATGATATAGTTAAACCTTATTTTCAGAAAGGCACCTCATTTAGTTATTTTTTATTTCAAAAATCAAAATATTCTGGTACAACAATTTTTGAAACTTTAGGTGAAAAATTTGAAATTGATATTACAAATTTATTTTTTATACCAAAAAATATTAATAGTATTTCATTTTCGATACATAATAAATTATTGAATACTAATTTCAAATTTTCATTCGAAAGATATCGTAAAAAAGATGGAGGTATGTTGGATGAAAACCATCCCCATTTCTATATCCCTAAAATTAAATTTTCAAGAGGACTTGCAAAATTTGAGGTAAATGGCGATAATGGTAATTCAGGCTATGATGTCTTTACTTATTCTTATTTGTTACAAAATAATGAAAATTTAGATTCCGCTCTGTCAGTTTTAAATTCTAAATTATATCGGTTTGTTTTAAATCAAAAGTGGAATCAATACTTTACGAAATATATCCCTAACAGTGTCCATAAACCCAATCTTGATAAAATTTATACAGACGAAGAAATTTATGAAATTTTCAATTTAACTCAGGATGAGATTAATTTTATAGAATCTAATGTTAAATAACTATATTAATTTCGTTAGAGTTCGAGAATATATGTCAGGTGTTGAACGAGATAAATATCGTGTAAAACAAACTGCGGAAGTTTTTACCCCAACCCCATTAGTACAAGAAATGTTAGATAAGTTAGAAGAAAGTGACCCCACTTTATTCTCAGACCCAACCAAAACGTTTATAGATAACTCTTGTGGTGACGGGCAATTTTTATCAGAAGTTGTGATTAGAAAAATCGAAAGAAGTGGATGTTCTTTGGAACAAGCTCTCAAAACAACCTACGGTGTTGAACTAATGGAAGATAACGTTTATGAATGTAGAAGAAGATTATCGGGGCCTAACCCAACCCAAGAGATAATAGAAATTGTAAATAAAAATATTGTCTGTCATGATGCTTTAACATATAATTACTCATTTGAATAACATGAAGGAACTAACATTTAAAAGGAAAGGGGTCGATTATACCCCTTTGACATTTTGGCAAGTTGACCCAACATCAAAGATTGCTATCTACCAAGGTGGAAGAGGGGCTCGTCCTGATTTGGATTTCATAGTAAAACATAAGGAAGAAGGTAAGAGATTACGAACACCATCACATACACATTGGATTGTTGATTTGATTGCTAAGAAACAATGTGCTCCGAATGTTATTAAAGGGTTTATTGATGACCTGATAAAAATCTATGATGAAACCGAACCATTTAATTGTGAGACATCAAGGGATACCTACCAGTTACAGTATGTTAATAAACTAACACCAAAGTATCTTGCCTTACAAGGATGTGGTTATTATTCTGTTGAAGTTTTAATTTCTTTTGTTGAGTTGTTTTCCAAGTGTGAGAAACAAACACCAGAAGCGTTCATGTTTAGAAACCTATTGGTGATGGTTAAGGGGTATATTGACGGTGATAGAGACTTCTATCAAATCGTAGGTTACTCTAAACGTGTTTAAATAACGTTCAGGAACAATTTAGACGGTAGTTGATAGTCATCTGATACCTTACCTTCAAAGTTGTCGTTTAATATTGACAGAAGAAGTTCTGAGCTATAGTAACTATCTGATTTTACTTTTGTAAACTTCAGGTTACCCTCATTACTTTCAAATTCCAATCTAAGGTTTCTAAATTTAAAGTACGGTTGTGATTTCTCCGAGATTTTATAAAGGTAAGAATAAAGATTACCTAAATAGTTTTTAGAATATCCGTGAGGGAATGTTGAATGTATTGTTATTGGTGATAGTTTGTTTGTTGTGAAAGTTTCAGGATATTCAAATACGAATTTTGTATCTTCAAAGTTTGTGTCTTTGGTGTCGTAATCTATGATATCTAACGTTTTAAGGTTAAGTCCTGTTAGGTCTGAATAGTTATCTTTGTGTTCTTCTATGAACTTATCTGTCAGATTGTAACATCCATATATTTTTGGATTCTTTGTATAACCTTTGATAATAAATAAACTATTACAATCAACAACTGATAGTTTTGTTTTATAAGTGTTATTATCACTTATTTCTTGACATAAGAAATCTGCAAATTTATTAACAAATTCTTGATTTAAAATACAACTCTCTTTTTCCATACTCAATTTTAGAACTAAAATTTTAAAGGTTAAAGTGTAAACTATTTTTTATCTTATTAGAAATAACTATTAAACTCAATATTGAGACATTTTGTAACGTCGCTGAAATCGGGGTAGTCAGGAACTCTACCAGAACTCAACCAATTTAAATCACCACTTTCAAATAAA